GCCTCGATTTCGCCGCGTCTGTGATTGGCCATGGCGCTAAATCGCCGTAAAGGTCACGGCGCCCGCCGAGTCGAGCGAAAGGTCGAAGGTGACTTCGGTCGCATGTTCGCCGCGATAGTCTAGATTGGAGATCTGGAAGGGGCCGGCGAGAACGCCGAATCCCGGGATCACGATCTGCCAGTCGCGCAGCAGGCCATCGAAAAATACCTGGCGCAAGAGAAGATCGGACGCCTGGTCCTTGAAGACGCCCGTGCCGGAGATGCTCGCGCGGCGTACGCCGGCGCCGCCGAGCAGCTCTCGCCATCTTCCGGCGGACTCGGCGTCGGTGACGTCGACCGTGTCGGCGTTCAACGCGATACGGCGCGTGCGCAGACCAACCACCGTGACAAAGGCGCCGGCGCCGTCGCTGATTTTGAGAAGCAGATCCTTGCCTTTCTGGGCGGCCATTTTCGAGAGCTTCCTTGTGCTAGAGATATTCTGTCGTCGCGCGAAACTGGATCGCGACCCGGGCGAAGCGACCGCTGGCGTCGCGCTTGGTTTCCAGGGAAACGAAGCGCAAATCGATCAGCCGATGACCTTCGAGCGTAAGCGCCGCCTCATCGAGCAGGTCCGCGATCTGCTGCCCGGCGCCGAGCGCGGAGCCAAGGCCGCACTGTGTGGAGATCACTGCAATCGTGAGAAAATGCTCCGTCCCCCGAGATAGAGCGCCGGACCAGTCACGCATCTGCGTGTCCAGAAACAGCGCATAGGGCGCCGCGGCGCCTTGCGGCGCCTCCTCGTAGATCCTGGGCCCGCCCAAGGTCGCGACGAGCGCCGCGTCTGCGAGCAGGCGTCCACGGATCGCCTTGCGCAGCGCAATTACGGGCGAGGCGCTCATGACAAATGTCTCACGTGATTTCCTCGCATTGGCACAGGAGAAAGCGGCGCCGTTCGTCGCTGTCCGCAACGCCCCTGATCGCAAGCTTGCGGCCGCGGAAATCGAAGCGCATCTGGCTGGTCACATCGCTTCGCCAGCGAATTGTCACCACGTGCCGCCGCGATTCTTCCAGACGCTGCTCGACGAAGCCCTGGCCAGCGCTCTGCGTTTCAATTCGCGCCCATAGCTGGGCGATGGACGTAAAGGCGCGCGTGAATCCGCCCAGCTCGTCGAAAACATCCACGGGCGCTTCCAGCGTGACTCGATGACGCAAGGCCCCGATGGGCGCGCGCGGGCTCATGTCAGCCTCTGGCGTCGAAACGGCGACGCGAGTTGCGCGACAGCATGCGGCAGCGCGTCGTCCGGGTCGTCGCCGCGCCGCTCCCGCCAATGCGCCGCGAGCGTCATGATGGCGTGACGCAGCGGCTCCGGCGTATGCGCCGCCAGCCCGCCGTAGCCAACAACCAAGTCGATCTCGATGCCGTCGACGCAGCGCCCTGGCGTCGGCGGCGCCGACCTGAAGACGATCCGCCCTTCCGTGCTCGACGCGGGAGCGCGATAGGAATCGCTTGTGACAGTTTGCGCAACGTCGGCGGCGTCGAACACCCTTATTGCTGACACATTCTGAAAAGGCGCCAGCGGAAGGATCAGTCGCGTTTTGTCCTGCGGCCAGGCGTCCATGATGATCCGCCAGCTTTGCGTGACGAAAAAACGCCTGACATAGGCCTCGAGCGTCATCCGCGCGGAAACGATGAGCGCCTGAATCAACTGGTCCTCGTCGCTTGCGTCTTCGCGCAGCCAAGATTTCATCTCGGCGAGCGAAACCGGTTCGATCGCGGGAGCGCCGATGAGCATGGGTCGCATGCGGTCTCCTGGCAATGATGGAGAAAAGCGCCCGCGGCGCCATTGTCGCGGGCGATCGGGAGGTCAGGAGACGCCGAACTTCAACAGCTTGATCGCCTCGAAATTCTGCACGCCGCCGCCGACGCGCTTGGTCGTGTAGAAGAGGACATAGGGTTTCGCGGAATAGGGATCGCGCAGCACGCGGATACCGACCCGGTCGACGACGACATAGGCGCGCTCGAAATCGCCAAAGGCGATGGAGAGGCTGTTGGCGGCGGGGTCGGGCATGTCCTCGGCCTCGACAACCGGGAAATTCATCAGCGTCGCGGGGGCCGGGGCGGGCGCCGGGGGCGCCCCCAAAATATAAAACCGGGTGGGCGTGTAAAACAGCCCCCCCCACAGCGCCCCCCCGCCCCA